ATTTCATCTTTAGCACCTGCTCTATTCACTTGTGAAACAGACCAAATTGGAATGTTTAACTCTTTAGCTAATCCTTTAGTTCCATAATGTAAATCATCAATTTCTTCTTTTCGTTCTTTACGTCTTGAAGGAGGTTTTAATAAATCGACATAATCAATTAGAATTAAATCTGCTTTAAAACCTAAATCTGCGGTTTTTTGGTAATGAGATTTAATAGTAGTTAATGATGCCCCTTTAGCTGGGTATTCTTTTATTATGATATTATCATCAAATTCATTTAATATTTCTTTAATTTGATCTTGATATTTGTGAATTTCGGCTACATTTATTCCTGTGTAATAAGCATCATATCTTTTACCAACATAATCTTCACCTAATTCTAATGTATAATGTATAACTTTATAACCTAACTTACCAGCAAATGCTCCTAAAGCAACTAAATCCCAAGATTTACCTCCACCAGGACCACCATAAATTAAACCATAATCACCACCACCTAATCCACCTTGAAGTAAAGTATTTAACACATCCCAAGGTGTAGGTACAGTTTTTCTACTTGATTCTCTATAACGAGATTCAATATCCTTCACATACTCATGACCTAAATTCTTATCAGCACCTGCCTTTAAAGCATTATCAATTAAAATTCGAATATCATCATAATGACCACTTTTTAGTAAATCTACTGAATCTATTAATGCATTTTTTAATAGTTGGTTTTTACAAAAGTTAGCAAATTCCTCTTCAACATATTCTTGATCATCATATTGAGTAGTATAGATAAGTTTTAATTGTTCTTTTACTGCTGTTTGTAATACATCATTATCAATTTTTTTAACTTCAATTTTTAATGTATCAAGTGTAGGACAACAATGGTATTTATCAAAGTATTTTATAGTTTCAGTTAATGTCCATTTTATACCAGGATGCTCAAAATGTGATTCATCTATAATATCTCTTACATTAAGTAAAAAAGCTTTATTTTTTAATAAAGAACTTATTACTTTGATCTGGAATGTAGGACCATAATCTTTTAAACTTTGAAATGCAACCATTTATATAACTTTTATTTTTTATGTTTATATTGCTGAATATATGAGAAATTATTTGAGAGCCAAAACTCTACGTTAGGGGAAATTTGATTCTCTAAATAATCAGATTTATGTAATTGTAAGAAACGGGCATTGTTTAAAATATGAGGTTCAGTATCAATTAATTCATCTAATACTACTTTATCATATTCAGGTATGTTTAATTCTTCTAAAGTCATCAATTTAAAATTGATTTCTAATTGTTTTCTAAAATTATAAACATCCCCATATAAACCATGTTCCTCATGTTTATCATAACTTTTTTGGATAATTTCTTTTAATGTAACTTTTGTATCTCCCGCAATTTCAGGGTATAATTTATTAAGTTTTTTATCACCTAATCCTTTAATACCAGGAACATTATCTGACTTATCGCCCATTAATACTTTGTAATTGATATAATTTTGAGGCCAAAGTCCCATCTCATCAAATACTTCTTTGGGGCCATAGAATTTCTTCTTAATAGGAGAATATACTTGAATTCTATTATTACATAACTGTAAAAAATCTTGATCCGCTGATACTATAATTGAATTATCAAATTTAGGAGCTAAGTATCCTATCATGTCGTCTGCTTCTAATTTGTCTAGAGTAATGATAGATACTGGGAGCTGTTGGAGATAATCTATTAATCTTAACATTTGTTGAGATAATGAAGCAGATTCATCAGCTAAATCATCAAATGAATTCCAATTTGTAATACGTTTTAATTTACGATTGGCTTTATATTCAGGATACAAATGTTTTCTATTTGTAGTATTACCCTGCCCGTCAAATACACATATGATTCTTGTAGGTTGTACAAGATTAACTGTATAGGCTAGAGATCTTAAAAATCCTACCATACCACCAATGTGAGTACCTTGAGTATTTGTACTGTTAATAACAGCAAATGATCTCAAGAACATGTTCATTGAATCTACTAACAAAACCCTGCTGTTTAAATGCAGGGCCTCTGTTTGAGTATCTTCTTTTATATTGTTTAAAAGATCTTTATAATCCATTTATATCTCTGATGTGTCTATTCCTACAAAATCCGGGTTTTCTTCTTCAACAATATCAAAATCATCACTTCCTAAAATAACTGACCAGTCTTTAGAGTGTTCTTTTTTGTATTTGTTTATTTCATTAGGTGAATTTTTAATAAATCCGTGAGCAGTACTTACAATGGTACCTTTAGCTGTTACACCAGTAACGTGATTTTTATCACAAGATACTTTAGTTTTTAAAGCAAATTCAATTTCTTTACCATTCTTAGTAGCCTTTACTTTTTGAGTACCCGGACTAGTTACGTTACCAAATGTAATAATGAATGAGGCATCGAAAAACATACTATCACCGCCTTTATTCCGTAATTTTGGCTGAGCCATCGGCATAAGTGCTGGTTCTACCCATACTTTATTTACACAAAGCATTGTGTTAGTATAAGATTGAGACTCTTTACGAGACATTATTACTCTCTGATTAATAAAATTAGCAAATTGTTGAGACATTGCTCCTGCATTCCACATTGGTGAGTTAGAGTTTTTCTCAATACTCATTCTACATGGAATAGATCCAATTGAGTCCCATAAGAATAATAGATCATAAGGTAAATTACCTTTCTTTTGCTCATCTAATAGATCTGCAATAAAAGCAGCTACATCTTCAATACATTGAAGTGATTCTCTATCAGCATAAATAAAGAAACCTTTATAATTTTTATCTCCATTTTCATCAACTGTTTCACCTAAATCAAATCCCATCGCTGACCAATGTTCCCAACTATGTTTCATTTCAGTAATGATAATAATTGGTAATACACCTGTTTTTTGAGCCTCAATAGCAGCTTCAATTAATAATGTAGTTTTACCTGTATTACTATGTCCTCTTACTAACGTAATATGACCTTTAGGAATACCCGGCATCTCTAACATTTCAGAAACAGGTTCAGTAAATTTAATCCATGCTTGTGGTTTAAAATTAGATGAACTTTGTCCTAGATTTTTCCCAGCTTTAAACTTATCTAAGGAGAATGTTCCAGTAATGGCCTTTCCGACTTTACCGGAAAGGCTATCTGTTTTTTGTTTGGCCATAAATTAGTTAAATAAATCTTCGAATTCGTCTTCGGCGATTGTTTCTTTAGGTTTTAAAGCAAATGCTTTATTAGCTTGAGGTACTACTGATTTTTCAGTTTTTGGTAATGCTAAGAACTGATCACCAGCTTCTTCAGTTTTTTCTGCTTCTTCTGGGTTTAACCATTCAGTTAAGAATTGTTTAATCTCATCAAAAGTGTATTTTTTACTAAATGAAGTAGGATCAGGTTGAGTTTCTAACCATTTAGTTAACTCATCATTATCATTACATAATGGTGTAGTTTTAAGAGCAGGCATAATACGAGATTTATTATAATCTGTACCTGTAGTTTCTGGTCCTACTGTTTCAACTTTCATGTCTCTACCTTCCATGATATCAGTAAAATCTCCAATGTCTTCATCAGCTGCAAGTGATAGTAATGATTGATAAACTTCTTTACCAAATTCCCAAAGACGTACTCCTTTATCTTCTTCACCTCTAATAATAACAGGAGCGAAAACTCTCATTTTGGGCTCTAATTTCTTAGCTAATTTCCAGTTTTCAGGTTCTTTGGTTTTACGTAATTCTTTTGCAAATTCAATAATTGGATCTTTTTCACCGAAGTTTGAAGGTGAAATAATTGTTCTTTTTCCTATACCATAGTGGAAATATAATTCCTTAAATGGGTTTTCAGGATTGTTTTTTGATGGGACAAACCTTACTAAGGCTTTACCAACTGTAGGTTTCCAAAAGCTTAAAGCTTTATCGTTGTTTTTTTGGCCTCCAGATTTAGGAGTCGAAAGTTCACTAAGCTTGTTTTGGATCAAGTCTAAATTCATAACTTTTTTAATTTAATGTTAAAACTAATTTGTAATCGTAAATATAATAAGGCTTCCTTAAGAAGCCAAATGTTTTTAAATAATTTTCCAATTTTCTACTCCCCAACCTTCTTCAGTTTCATAATCCCTACCAAATTGGTTTAAAGAATCTACTATGGTATAATTTTCCTCACCATCAATATAAATATAAATTATTTCATTACGTGATGAAAAATTCCCTGTAAAATTAAAAGTAGGATCATCATAACCTTGTATATAATTTATTATTTTATTTATTATTTGCCCAAATTCAGGATTTGCTTTATCTTTTAAGAAAAAATGTATATCTTTACTAAGATATTCTGTATCATATATAATAGGGAAATTTTCTACTTTAAATAACTCTACATAAGGTTCACTTACATAAACCCTAGAACCTCCTGGTTTATTAATTTTTATTTCATTTATTAAATTTGATAGTTTAATCATAATGTATTATATTGTTGTTAAATATCTAGCATTTTTAAATTCCCTTTAGAATCATACCCAAAATTTTCATCATTTATGTCTTTTTCATGTTTTGAATCCCATGATAAATTTTTTACTTTTTGAAGTAAAGGGTAATAATTTTTTATTAAAGAATTATATAAATTATTTGGAAGCTCTTTCTGTAATTGAGATTTTAATTCATTATCCTCTAAGTTATTATATAATAATTGAGTTAATTCATTATTATACCAATTTGGCCCTGTAACCCGAGATCTTTGAACTAATTTAGCAATATAAGGATTTTTAGGTGGGACTTCTGAAGATTGAGCAAATAAATAAGGTTTAATTTTCCATATTTCAGAAGATGCTTTATTATCATCTAATTTATCTAAGATAGCATAATCTTCTCCCATATCATAAACTTTAGGGAAAATTTCGGGATGTTTACTAAAGATTTTTAAGTTATATCCTATTTCTCCCCCACCATGGTTAAATTTAATTACTTTGTCTTCATCATAAGTGTAAATTTGATGTTGTCCTCCTTCACCATACTCATACCCTATTAAATCTTTATTATATATTTCTTTTATTAAATTTGATAATTTAATCATAGAGTAATAATTTTGTAGATTTTAGTATCTAATCTTCTTAATTCACCAGCGTGAGTTAATAAAATACAATTTTTATAATCAACCCAATTAATAGCAAATGTATTATCTAATACTCCACCATTTAATGATTTGATTAAATCATTTAAAGCATTTATAGTGTAAAGTGTATTGCTTTCCTTCTTTCTATGAAGTAAAATAGTATTTCCTAATAAGTTATTAGACATGTTAATATGGTCTATGTTATAAGTACAAACATATTCCTCGGTAGATGTAATATATAAAACAAATATTTTGTTAAATAAAATTTTATATTGTCCTTGTATAGCAGCTAGTGTACTCTCTAGATCTTCTTTACTAGAAAAAGTACAGAATAATTTGTTCATATAATCTGAATATTCATATGCGTTTTCATATGATTGTTGCAAATAAATATGTGAGAGAGTAGGTAAATGTGTATTTGTCATAACTTATTTTAATGAATTGTAATTTTTTCCGTATTTTACAGAAACTTTGAACCCGAACGGTTCTTCTAATAACCTTTTTATCTCTATTAATACCTCCTTTCCATCATCTTTATGATAATCTATTAATATCGAGTCGTATGTGTATAATATAATATTACTTTTTCTATTAACCAAATAGGCTTGCACACCTTTTATAGAATTAACATTATAAAAAGTTTCTCCAGACTGTATTAAATAATTCAATAGTTTTTGTGGTGTAGGATTTATAACATCTTTTGCAAATAATTGTCTTCCTCCTACTAATGTAATATATCCTCCATAATTAAACTCATCCCATAAACCATCTACATAAGCTGCTACTTGTTTAAAGAATGGAATATTTTCATATTGTTTAAAGACTCCTCCATATAGTTGTTTGAATGTTAATTCTTTAGAGGCTTGATATTGTTCTAGGGTTAGTACTTCTGTTTTGAAATACATTTGACCTAAATGGGTATGAATAGATCCTTCATCAAACTCGTATCCAATTAATTTACCTAAAATTCGTGGATGGTATGCCTCGTAATCAAATTCAAATAACATATTGTTTTGAGAGATAATTGCCTCACGAGACCCGTTTGATTTATTTAATGCTGCGAAATTAATATTATTAAAAGCATTAGTAGGACGAGAAGTAAAATTATACAAATTATATTGAGTATAAATTTTCTCATCCTTTATTGAGAAATTAGGGTTAGTCGGGTTAAAATGCTCGTTAAAAAGTGGCATATCTAACGCGATTCCTTGCTTTTCAATACCATAGTACACTTTAACATATTCATCGTTATAATACGTGTCTAATGCGGGGTAAACCATTAAATGCTTTACAACACTAAATATAGCTTCTTGAGTATCATAATGTTTAGGAATTGGAATAATTGAATTTAAATAAGGTTTGTCTCCATAAAGTTGTTTGAAATGAGTGTGTATATGAGTATCAAAATCGTGTATATACGGAGGGGTAGTAGACATGGACAGTGATAATAATTGTAAATCCTTTACTTTACTATCTAAAAATTCTTCCCCTAATAATTGTGCTGTTACTTTTTTATCTAATACAAAAACTTTTTCATGTTTTAATATAAAGTCTTTTACATTTTCAAAATTTAAATAAAATCCTTCACTATGATTAATTGTAAGTATTAATCCCTTACCATGTTTTGGTTTATAATAAATTAAGGATACTTCTGTTAATAAAGGATGATAATTACTACTTAATGGTATTACATTAATGTAACATTCTTCCGATACAAGAAGTTGTGATAATTGATCTTGGGTTTCTACTATATAAAACATTTAATATAACTTTTATTTTGGTTAAATATAAAAAGGCTCCCTATGGGAGCCAAATTTATTATTTTAAGATTTTATTTAAATAACAATTTAGTAAAATTATCTTCAACTTCATCTCTATATTCCTCCATAGATGGATTTTTTCTAAGAAAATCTTCAACTGCTTTTTCTGCTTTTTCATGTTCTTCTATATGGTGAGATGCTCCAGTCATATTTGCTCTTTTTCCTAATCTCATTTCATTACCAACAAGGGAATGTAGTTGTGATCTAAGACCTTCTTCATTTTCTTGTAATGAATCGGCTTTAAATTGAGCTAGAGGGAATGTAAAATCTCCTTTTTCATTTTTGCTTCCTTCTCCATTCCATGCTTTAAATTCTTTACCTCCTGATACTACAGAATCTAATCTACCTTTTAAACCTTGTTTAAATTGAGATAAGAAAGATGATGTTTGAGCAGGACCAAATTCTGAACTAGAATCTGCTTTTTTAATATCAAAATACCCTCTAAGTTTACCATATAGTTCTTTATAATTAACAGCACCACCTCTACCTCTTTCAACTGAAGTTAAAGCAATTACAGCTTCTGGGGATATTAATAATTGGTTTCCTAACATTTTAAAATGGTTAGGTAAAGCTGTAAATAATTTACTTGGTACTATCCCATTAGTAGGGATAAATCTTTTACCTCCGCCTCCACCTTTTTGGAAATTAAAACGAACATCTTCATTTAGTATATCTTGGATAGCTTTTTTAGTTGCTTTATTTTTAATTACTCCTTCACTTAGAAGTATATTTTTTAGACTATATGGGTTTTTCATTTTTATATTTTTTATTTTATTGATATAAATATTATAACTATTTAGAAAACTGAATTAAATTATTGAGGTATTGTTTTATACCTATAAAATTCTTTTCAGCATTATTTAGTACTCTTTGGTTTGTATCTATTATTCCTGCTCGTGTTGTTATATTGTTTACTTTTTCATTACGAAGTGGGCCAGAGATTTGCCAAAATATTGAAATTGGTTTCCATAATGAATAATTATCTTTAGTATTATTATTTTGAAAAGCATCATAAGTTGCTTTATCAATTTCCATTATTCTAAAGGTAGTTCCACTTCTTTGTCTTGCCAAATACCTTGTAATTTTCCCTACTTTATAGTCTTCATCTGTTGGACGAGGAGTAAAAGGTGTAGGATTTATTAAACTAATATTTGAACTAGGGTTTAATTGTTTATAAGTAAAAGTACCAATACTATCTACAACATTGGATTGCCCTAAAGTTAAAAGGGATTCAATTAAAGGGATAGAACTACCTGAAGTAGGATTAATTCCTGTAAAGGATTTACCATCAAAAGTGGTATAATAAGGGCCAATATAATCTTTACCATTAGGTGTAGTGAACTGACCGGGTAAAGCTTTTATGTTTGTAATAATTCGGGATTTAGGGAAGTATTTCATTTTTATACTAAATTATCATATCTTTTAGATGCCGAATTATATATCGCTATTTTTGAGGAATATGTTGGAGTTCCTTTAATGTAAGATAATTTAGCTGCAGGGCTCCACCATTTGTTTATATAATTAGTTGTCCAAATATCAGATGTTGTAGCTACTATTCCTTTTTTATTTATTCTATCAGCCATAAAATCTAAGAAGGATTCATTACTAGCAAATATAGCAAAGGCTCTATTAGAACCCCCACTGTCTTTTCTATTATATTGACCTATAATTCCAGGTGCCCCCCATCTACCACTATCTGTTTGAACCCCTGCATAATTATATCCCCCTGCGGATTTAAAAGACTCTCCAATATGTCTAGCCTCTGCAAATAATACAGCAAATATACTTTTCCCTAATAATTTTCCATATTTTTTATTTAAATAATTTACAGCATCTTTAAAAGATAATATGTTACTTGGAGGTGGTGGAGTAGTAAAAGGTAATTCAGGATATGATGTTGTTTTAGGAGCTCCATAATTTTGATATTTAGTCATTGAATTTTGAGCATCTTGAGCATCTTTAATTGCTTTTTTCTCCGCTTCTGTTAAAGGTTCAAATCTAATACTAAGAGTTTGACCTGTTATTTTAGTTGTCCACTTATTATTATTAAAGTTTTGGTCTATTGTATGTAAAATAAAAGCAATTTTAGTTAACCCTTTATCTGACCCATCTTGTATTATATAAGAGTTAGGTAATGAATCTTCAGGTATTGTAAAGGCAGAATGGGGTATTATTCCACTTAACCCATCCATTTCTAAACTGAAATCTAAAGGTAATATGACATCACCAGTGAAGGCATTATCGTTTCCTGATTTAAGAGGGTCAGAGAATACTTCTCTGTATGTATTTAGACAAGAGTCTGATTTATCTGTATTGAATATTAAAGCCATATTATTTAGATTCTAGGTCCAGTAAAGGTTACAGTTCCATCTGAGTTACGAATTTCATCTCTAACTCCTACTGCTTGTAGAGAAACATTAGTAGATGCAGCTTGAGCTGAAGGTTGAGACGCTGCTATTTCTTCTTGAGTTTTAACTCCTCCAGTTCCATCATATATCTTTTCTATAAAATCTCTTAATTCTATGTATCTTTGATTAGAACTATCATTAGTTTTAGCAGTGGCATTATTATCAGTAGCAGAGTCTACTACTACAGTATCTAATCTATTATACAATCCTTTATTTAAATGAGAAAAAGCCAAAGCATTTTCTGCTCCTTGCACTCCATAAGGTTGTGCTTGAGCTGCTATAACTACCATAGCGGCAGTATTTGGAGAAATTTTTGAGGTATAATTAAAATTATAAGCTAAACTTTTTACACCTAATATTGGTATTTGAGTATAATTAGGTACAGTTTGTGTTGGACTAGATACTCTTCTATCATCTAATATCCTTACACACCTAGAATCATCATCAGGTACTATTCTAAATTCATTATACCCCCCTGTAGCTTTAGAAATCCCATCTAAGATATCTTTTATAAAATCTACAAAGTTAACATTTCCTTTTGAATCAGCTGTTCTCCATTTTTTTAGTATACTTGCTACCCAATCTATGTTTACTAAAGTGTACATAAATCTACCTCCAGTACCATCATTATCAAACCAATTAAAGTTAGTTTTTATATCTTCAAAAGTTTGTGAAGTTATTCCAAAAGGTAGCTTTTCTGATCCTATTAAACATATTGAAGGGTCTAGAGAGCAGTGTCCAGGAAATGTGTAGCATCTATTAGTTTCAGGATTCACATCTATATAAATATAAGGGCGTTGTTTAGTTTTATCTTCACCTTCGTTTCTTTGAAATAACATTCCATTAGATAGGGTTAAAAGAAGTAAATGGCCTAAAGTAATATAAACCTGTTCTAAACCTTTAGAGTATATATCATTAGAATTTAAAGCTTCCCCATTAATTTCGTACCCCATGACTAATCTTCCAAAAAAGAAAGAAGGATATAAAATTGGGGGAACATCAGAATCTATATCACCTCCAGTATTTTCATTCATACCAGGCTTATTTATTAAACGATAATGATACCCTTTACGTTCTAATTCAGTATTATTAAAAAAACTTTCTCCCAACCAATAATTTAAATTACCAAGAAAGGGTTCTATAGATGCTAAATATTCAGGTGTAGTATCAATTTGAAAATTAATATTTTCCCCACTTGTTACATCCTTAGAATAAATACTATATAAAGCAGAATTCAATAATGATTGATTTTGATCTGCTACTACAGGATATATTGAAGATGTAATTTCAGAACTTGAAGAAACATTAGATTTAAATTCTCCTGATAAATTAATTTTTAATGATTCTAAAATATCTCCTGCTCCAACTAATTGGACTTGACATTTAAATGAGCCATTGTCAGTTAATGAATAAGTAAAGTTTTTTATTGTGCCCCAAGTAGCATCATAGTTACCACTATGTTTTATCCTATTAGCGGTAATTTCTTCCATTAGTTTTTCTTTAGTATGGATACCATAGAATCCTATTGGTAAAGGAGTATTTTCAATTTTTTCAGTGTCATTATCAATATAAAAAGTATGACCCCATTCTACTAAAAGGCCAAATCCTAATTTCATATAAAGAGCTTCCATTATATTAAGTTGTTCCATATTGTAGCAAACAAAATCAATAGTAGTTTCTTTTAAAGTACCTAATTTACCACCAGTTTTAATAGATATTCCAGTTATACCAGGCATTGGTTTAAAACCAAAACTTCTACTTCCTCCTATCCCATAAGCCCCATCATCACTTAACCCTGAACGTAAACTAAAACTAGTAGGACCTCCTGTGTGATCTATAAGACCAGCTTGTAGAATATATTTTTTAGATAAGGCATTACCTTCTAATCCACCAAACCTTTTATTACCATATAAAACATTAGCTCCAGAACTTACTCTTATCCAAACACTTTTATTGGTAAGCCATTGTAATTCTTGTGAACTTCGATTTTTACTATTAACAAGTTTTTTTCGTTTTTCTATTTGGGTAGCTACATAAGGTTGAAAGGCAGAACCAGCAATATTAGTGTAATCTAAATTAGCCATAACTTATTATATATTGTTTGATTGGTTATATTTTATTAAAATATCGGATATGTTTTTAGGTATCCTTAAATATGAGCCTTGTGGGGGATATATTGAATCTCCTGGGAGATTATTAACCATAGCTACAACCCACCATAAGGTAGCGTCCCCATAAAAATCAAAAGCTATATTATCTAATCTATCTGTGGTGCTTGTTAAGATGTAATCGTCATCTACTTGAGCCTCAATATTAGGATAATATGTTGGTTTATACATGGTTTTATTCGAAGTCGAAGTAATACCTGTATCGGATTTCATTGTGGATATAGTTTGGTATCTACTTGGCATAATTTACATTTTTATATAAATATGTAAGATAAAAAAGGCTCCTGATGGAGCCTAAATTCAATTTAATTATAAAGAAATAGCTTCTGGGATTGCTGGAGGAGGTGGAGTAGATGGTTTAGGAAATTTATAAGAAAAATCAAAGTCTTTTCTAGATAGATAATCATTAGCTACTTTTTCAGAAACTATTATAGGTTCTTTAAGACCTTTTTGTGGAAGTTTATCCATTATAGGTTTAAAGTTCATTTGAATTTTCAATATTTGTGGGACTTCCATTTGTCCTCTATCATCTTTTTCTAAAGAATTTCCTAATGTGTTACTTCCTGTTCCAAAAGTATTACGTAATTCAGGTTGACTCATTTTAATTTCCCAAGGATAATTATCCTCTACCCTTATATTCATAGAAGTAATAATACCAGGAGTTCTATAAAAATATTCTCCTATGGTTAATTTATGGATGGTACCTCTCATAAAACCCTGACTATTATAATCGGGGAGTAAAGTAGAAGCTAAGTAGTTTACTTTTTGGTAAATTTTCTCCATTTCTTGAACAGATTGAGCTGCTACTATAAAAGTAAATCCTACTTCTCTTGTAAATCCTTGATAAGTGTAAAAATTTTCACCTCTACCCATATATCTTTTAGAATCCCATTCAGCTCCTATATTATCTGAAAAGTTAGTAATGTAAGCTCTGAAGTGCATTCTACTAGTTTCATCAGGGTGACTATTGTCTATGGATTCTATACAAAATTTAATTAAGTCCCTAACTGAAGGACTATCTAGTTCAACTGGGTCTGATATATTTCTTCTATATATTGGAGACATATTAATTTTGTCTTGCCCATCTTCATACTCATCGTAAAAACTATCTCTTTTATCACTAGGTCTAGCTCCAGGATTTCCTACCCCAATTCTAGATTCTATTTTAAATCCATCTCCGTTAGGACCCCCTGTGGTATAACTAACAGTAGAAGCTAAAGCTGAAGCATTAGTTTGAGCTCTAAAATCTTGGGTTTTTCCAAATACTGCAAGACCATTACCTTTAGAAGCTAATAAAGCACTATACCCCATAGTATTATTAAAGGAATTTATAGGGGAAGTACCTATAGGGGTAGATTCAGGTCTGATATAATCTGGAGAGTATTGTTGGTAAGTTGTACTATCTTCAGAATTAAATTCATCTCTTATAAGATTTACTGTTTGAGTATTATTATATAGAGATGCTATATAACTTGAATTATAAGGAGCATCTGAAGATAATGTTTTAAAGATAGGATTATACCCGGCTTTAATAAATCCTGTTGAGATATATCTTTCAAAAGATGTAGTAGTATTTGTAGTTCTAAAAATAGTTGTATTACCATCCCCATATAATGAATCTGGCCCCATTTCATAATCAAATAGAATATTATCATCAGGTGATATTCCTAATTTAGCTATATTTGAATCTAAAGATAACCCAGTTGAATTAGATTGAATTTTAGAATTGAATAAAGTAACTAATCTATTTTCATTAGACTCTTTATGAGATACTATGTACTCATATTTTGCTTGAGGGTTATCAGGTCCTAGCTCATTAGCATTTGCCCCAGCTCTTGGTATATGAATACCTGTACCTTGTTCAAATACTTGCGCTAATAAATTAGCATTTAAATTATAGGTTTGAGTGTTTAGTCTAGAGGTTAAACCTCCTGTTTCTATTCTTGGGTTTGATTTTTGTAATCCTACTTGCTTAGCAGTAAATATGGAACCCTTAGGAAAATCAGTTAAAAAACGTGATATTCTTACAGAGTCTTCAGTAGATGCTATAGTTGAGTATGTTCCACCTCTTAATGGCCAATCTGCGCTGTTTCTCGCGATACCAGCAAGGTATTCACCCGCAGGTGAATCCTCAGGTAATCCAGGTTGTATATAGGGAAGACCACTAGAGCCTCCTCCTTGAATATCATTCCCGAACCTTAATGATTTAAGATTTGTATGGAGAGAGATTAAAGCCATTTGTTTTTATCCAGGTAAGTTATCTAAGTATCCTTGTCCAGGATTGCTTCGGTAAGTAGCGGTATTAAATGGATCTTTTTCTTCTAAATTTGAAGGTAAATAAGTTACTGGAGGTGCTTGTAATCCAGTTACTCCACCTACTATAATATTAGTACTTACGTTAGGGGTACCATTAGTAGAGAATAAATTATGACGTGTGAATCCTGGAGGGTTGTTATTTATAGTTGAAGGAACGGTCTCTCCACTATACCCATAATCGCTTACTCCAGCATTTAATAAATTAAGTAATCCCATTTTGTTATGTTTTTATTGTTTATAATAAATATTAAAAAGTTTATATTTTACGTGTAGTTATTCCCATTGGGGTTTGTAACCCCCTTGATACAGCTACTCCATCTAAATTAGTTTGAACTTGTACTTTAGATACTGCTTGGGCTATATGAGCACCTAATTTTTCATAATCAATTATTGGAGATGATTGTTGAGCAGATTGTGTTTTTATTTGATTAGATTGAGGAGAATTAGGATTTAAATTAGTTCCAACTTTTATCTTCCCATCAGCTCCATACATAGCTTTATCATTAGGATCTAATTGAACAGACCCAAACTCCCCAGTCATTACAGGCCCTTTTTGAGGGTCAATTATTCCATCTTTCATTTGAGAGTAAACTACAGCTCCTACACCTCCTGCTATTACTAAACCTGCAAGAGCACTAAAAGGGTTTGCTATAGCCCAAGCAGCAGCTTGAGCAACATATATTCCTAATAGTCTTAAAGCTGGGACTATTAACTGACCTACATATTTTATAGAGTCTACAAATCCTTTTACTAATTGTACAGATACTATAGTACCAATAGCTCCCATTATTCCATATAAAACCCAAGCATTATCTATTAATTGAGCCATCATTTCTAAAGGACCAGCTAATAGTTCTGTCATTTTATTAATAGAAGTATTAATACTTTCTTGAAGAGATAATCTTTTAATATCACCTTCTTGCATATCCATATTCTTAGCTATCTGAGCATCAGTAAGACCAAGTCTTCTCTGATCCGCCATATACATTTCAGCTAACTTATCTCTAGATACTCCTAATACTTTAGCAGCGGCTTCTTGTTCTATTCTATTTCCTGAGGCAAATGAATTTACTATAGCTTGGTTCTTACCAATTTCTTTAGTTAATTTTTCAGTTTGATTGGTTAAAGCATAATATCTAGCGGCCTCTAAATTAATCTGTTTACCTGATATTACTTCATATTCAAATTCTGATGCTATAGATTGTTCAACATTCAATAATGAATTTGCTATTCCATCTACTTCTGCTAGATTTAATCCTAAATCTTTAGCTCTAGTAGCAGCTTCTGTTATACGTTTAGTACTATTTCCTAAAGACGCAGCAAGGGCAGTTGAAGTACTATATACTTCTCTCATTATAACTCCTTGAGCTAAAGCAGATCTATTTGTAGCGTTATGTTCTTTAGTTCCTTGTTTAATAGAAGCATTCATTTGGTCAATAGATTGACCATTAACTTGGGACATCATAGCTGCTCTATTAGCTTGATCTTGAGTCATACCCATAGCTTTAACCATTTCAGCTGCTGATGCTAATGTATCAGGAGTGAATATAGCTGCGGCGTTCATTCCAGTTTGTTCAGTTAAAGACGCTGCGGTCTGAATGTAGTCAACACTAGATATTAATCTACCATTCATTTGATCTAACAATGGAATAGTACCTCCTGTTAAATTTTTAAATTTAGTTTGAGCTTCATCCAGTTTAAAGAAACTTTGAACAACTTTAGTTATAATAGCATCGGTCATATTTACTAAAGTAAATTGTTCCTTTAAAGCTATTGCTATATTTCTGTATTTAGATGTTTTTTTATCTAATTCCTTATTTTGTTCAATTAAAGCATCTTTTTGAGCTAATAGATTTTTAAGTTCTTTTCCCCCAAACCCATATCTTATTTGAAGATCAGATAAATTTCTTCTATTTAGGGCAGCCATTTCTTTCCCTATATCCTGTATAGCATCTTGATTTAGTTTATATTCAAATCTAGCTCTTTTAGTAGCTTGAATAGCATCTGTTATAGGTTTAGATATACCTACAAATCCTAATTTTTCTAAGAATTTACCAGCACCTTCTAACCCAACCCCCATTAACCCTATTTCCTTATTTACTTGGTCCTGAAGTTCTATTGTTCTGTTTAAAACAGTATTAAAAGTTTCTTGTTGGGATAAAGTATCTTTTACCTCATCTGCTTGAGCTGCTGTTAATTTACCACTTCTTAAGGTAGATTGTAGATCCTCAAATTTAAGTTTAGCTTGCCTTTGAAGATTTTTTAATTGTTTTTCAGATAAATCAACTTCTCCTTTTCTATAATCTACTAAATCACGAGCAATATTAGATATACCCTTTAAAGAATTTCGTGCTATAGTTAATTGAGCATTTTGTTTAGATAATTCAGCAACACTGTCTTTAAAACTTTGAGCTATATAGTTTAAGTCACTATTCATCTCTCTAAGTTCGTTTCTTAAACCACTTAAAGCTAATTTTGCCTTTTCTAAATCTTTTTGATCGAAAAGGGATAAGGGATTTTGACCTAGTTGTTTTCTAAGATCACCTATCTGTTTGTTAATATCATCTATATTGTCTGCCATAATAACTTAGTATATAATATAAATATGTAAAAAACAAAAAATCCCTTCTATTTAGAAGGGACATTTGCATTATATGTATTAGCTTGGGGTATATTAGGTCTAGCTATTTCATTAACATTTTTATTAGTTAACTGGTTGTTTTGAGCATCTATTTGTGCTTGTTCTTTATCATAATGTTCTTTTAATTTATTAAAAGTAAATGTTCGAAGCCAGATAGGCATTTCATAGACAGTATTCCAATCATATCCTCCCTTACTATTAAATACTATTTCATGTATTTGGGAAAATAAATTTATTCTATAGGTTGAGGTCAGGCCAAAAAAAGTTAAGGCTGATTGGTACAGCGATGTCCTCCCCTTCATCACCTTTAATAGTTAAATCAATATCTGGGGATATTCTTTTTATTTCTTGACGTAATGATCTTGAATCTCTTGCTAATAATTCATTGTCAACAAATTCTCTTACTGTTTTTCTATCAGAATTCTCATTTATTGAGATGATTATATGTTTTAATCTAGTTGATAGTTCAGGTGAGCCACCATTAGGGAATAATTTTTTTAATCCTTTTAATTCGGCTTCAATTGCTGCTTCATCTCCATGAGTTAGTAATTTAAAACCAATTTCAATTCTAGAAGCAGGTAATGTGAAGTAAAATTCATTACCTTTAGTATAATCTACATCTTCAGGTAATTCTTTATCTTTTAGAATAGTTAAATCTACTTTATGAACTTGACCTTTATGTTCAAACTCATAATCTTGACCATATCCTAAAATACGAGAAGCAATTAAAATTGCATTTTTATCTCCAATTAAAATATCTTTTAAATCTACTTTAGAGACAATTAATGATTCTAGTAATTTGTCTAATACTGTACCTTGTTGAATATAATTAGTATTAGTTAAGATATCTTCTTCTCTAGCTGTCATATACTTCATTTCAATTTGACCGCTTGATAAAGGATTGTCTTTTGGGTAAAGTAGACCTTTTGAAGGTAATTCTACAATTTCTGTAGGGAATTTTGGTTTTGTAACTTGATTTTCCATAAATTATTTTAATGTTTGTGTATATAAATATAGCGAAGATAAAGAAACCCACCTAAATGGTGGGTTAATTTTGAAATATATTTTGTATGGTTTAGAAGTTCAAGATACAATAATCCATTGCAAGTGTACAAGTAATTTCTGCTGCTGTTTCACCTTGTGACCAGTCATAATCACCAAATGTAGCGGTTTTAACGAATGCACCTTTTATGATCCATTCACCAACTACATCACCTACAGGACCTAGAACATTCATTGTGATGTCTTTTTTATAGAAATCTGAATATCCATCTCTACCTGTTACAGATTCGTGAGATAGACGCATCCATTCCATTACGGCTTGTGATCCTGCCGGAGCAATTGGATCGTATAATGACAATGTAATGTCATTCCATTTTACTTTACCTTTAATTTTACGGTAAACATTGATGTGATCAAGTGTGATTTCACCAGCATCGAATCCAGGAGCCGAAGCTTTCTTAATCATATAAGCTGGAATTCCTTCTATGTACATTATGAACCTGTTTGATACTTTAGGTTCGAATGCTGTGAACATTATTTCGTTAGGGTTTAATACTGCCATGTCGTGTTATTTTATTATAAATATTAAATAAATTGATTCTTATTCAAAAGTTGCACCTGTTGGTGTAACGTTGAAATCTAATATAACAAACTCGGCTGTTCTTGTAGGTTGGATAAAAATCTGTCCTAGCAATTGATTTCTATCGATTACATCTGCAGTATTGTTACTTTCGTCCATTACTACTTTGTAAGCATATAAACCTTGTCTTTGTTGAATTGATTCAAGATATGGATTCACTTGTCTTAAGAATCTATTTCTTGTAGCGATCGTATTTTGTTCAAATACTAAGTTATTAGCAACTTGACCAATGTATGATTTTAACTCGATTAATAATCTTCTCACATTAATTCTATCTAAAGCAGATGCTTTTTTCTGTAATGTTTTCTGACCATAAGCAACAACACCTTGTCCAGGGAATGTAGCAATTGAGTTGATTTTTCCAGCGTATAATGTATCTCTATCTGTTGGAGCTAATTTTCTTTCAGCTTGAATTACACTTAAACTACCTCTTGTAAATCCTGCAGGTGCGAACCATGGAGCAGAAATTCTATCATTATAAGCAAATACACTTGGAATAATTGTTGAAGGTGGAACCCATGTTAATTTTCCTGTATTAGGAGCACTAACTTGAACCCATGGGTAATATGCAGCAGCATAACTATTATCTACTGATGTAGCATTACTAATTACAGTAGCAACATTGTCTCCTAAAGCTGACATATCAACAATAGCAATACAATCGCCTCTATCAGAAGCTAGGTTAGTTAATGATGTAATTACACTATTTCCTGTTGGAGCAGTGATGCCTGGAGTAGTAATAACATTGAATTTAAATTCGTCTTGATTGTTTAATAGAGAGATTGAAGATGTATAATCACCATTAGTTAAACCATATACATCACAATTTGTTCCTAAAGCTCCTCTAAATGAACCACTTTGATTAATAGGTAAAGATGAAGTGTAAGCTGATACTGGGTTTCCATTATTATCAAAATAATTTGGAGTAGTATAACCTACAGATTTTACTCTTACATATCTTGATTTATTAGTATAATCTCCAGTAGTTTGAACATATCCGTTATCAATAGTTGTAGATTGGTTACCAATTACAGCTTCAAGATAATTTGATTGATTAGGATCTAATGATAAACCTATCCATTGTTCTAAAATTACTTTAGAATTACTATTATCATCACCTCTTCTAACTAATAAATCAAATGTACCACTTCCTGTACTAACATTTACTATTTCAAATCTTACATTATCTGAAGATCCTGATGGTAATGTACCGTTAGTTCCTTCTGTACTATAACTATTATTAATAGATCCTTGAGATAAAGTTTCTAGAGTAAATACTGTACTAGGAGTACCATTTGTACCTCCAGTAAATGCTACTGATAATGGTGTTCCTACACCAAAGCTACTAGTAAGTGAAAAAGCATTTTGTGAAGTACCTGTAGCATCTGTAAAGAAAGTTAATATTCCTCCTGTGAATGAAGCTGAGAAGTAACTAGATACTCCACTTGTTCCATTGTTAACGGCATTTACTACGTTAGTAGCCCAACTACCTGTTGAGGGTACAACATTGGCACCATCATTAGTTCCATTACCTACACCTAAGTAAATAAAATTAGAACCTTCAAAATAAGATCCAGTAGCAGCATAAGGATAGTTGTAAATTACATAATTAAGACTACCTACAGCAGTAGTAGCATTAATTTGGATTTGATTCCAAGATGCTGTACTAGAGTTTAAAACAGTAAATGATGCGGAAGCAACAGAACCTGTTACTAAAGCTATATTATTATTTGCACTAGAAGTTGCAGGGGCAAATGTTCCGCTCACTACTCTATCTACTAATAATGTAGTACCACCTTGTTGAAAATAATTATAAGTAGAAATTGAAGTTAAATATTCATATGATGTCCCTCCACTAATAAAAGATCCACCAAATTTATTTAAATAGTCACTATAAGAAGTAACTAAAGTAGGTATTCTAACAGGACCCTTTACAGTTGGCCCAACAATAGCTGCGCCTGCAGTTATAGGGCCTTGTGTAATTTGTGATTGGTCATTTTCTCTGGTTAGTACACCTGGAGATAAAAGAGTTTCAGCCATTTTTTAATTATGTTTAAATTATTTTGTTTATATTTGATAATAAATATTAAAAAAAGGCTCAAAACCTACATTTTAGGGGTATATTATATCTCCTTCTTTTAAATCTATTTGAACATCACCATAAGTTTCTTTTAATTTTTTACTAAGATTTATTTCAATTGCAGTTAATTGTTCATATTGGGATTTCAAATGCTGTTCTTCCTTTTCAAGTTGTAATTTTCTAAATGATAATTGCCCTAATTGAGCAATTAAGGTTTCAGATTGTGCTTGAAAATCTTTTAATTCTTGTAATTCTATTTCTTGTAACTTTGTTGATTTAATCATAACGTTGTTTTTATTTAATATTATTCGAATAATGCCTTCCAAATAGTTCCATCAAAGTAGTATAATATACTAGCCCCGGCTGAGCCTGATGCTATTATCATTCCTTCAACTTCTGGGGAAGGGGTTGTTGTTCTTACTGTTAATTGTAATATATTGTTCAATGTTAAGGATCCAGATACTTCTAGTGATCCTGTTATTTCAACTGTTGAATCATGAGTATAAATCAGATTTGATCTATTACTATCATCTGTACCATTTCCGTGGATAAAAGCAGATTGTACTGAGGATGTTATGTTATATTGCCCCTGTACATGTTGGTTGTTTCCCTTTGCTATAGTACCTAGTCCCTCAGCATGTGAGTAAGATCCTGATGCTTGAGTATTTTCTCCTTCAGCATGTGAATAAGATCCTATAGCCATTGTTGCTCCCCCTTCAGCATGTGAGGATAATCCTATTGCTCTAGTGTTTGTACCTTCGGCGTGTGAGAATGAACCTGTAGTTTGAGTCAAAAAACCTTCAGCATGTGAATAAGACCCTGATGCTATAGTAAGACATCCCTCTGCATGTGATCCTGATCCTATTGCTTGGGTACTTATACCTTCAGCATGTGAGGATAATCCTGGGGATTGAGAACCTGAACCTTCAGCATGTGAATAAGGTCCTGATGATATAGTAAGACGTCCCTCAGCGTGAGAACCAGTATTAGAGGATACTGTCTCATACCCTTCAGCATGTGAAAATTTTCCTGAAGATAAAGTTCCAAATCCTTCTGCATGGGCACTCTCTCCTGATGCTACTGTATTCCTACCTTCTGAATGTGAACCATCACCGGTTGCTTGTGTTTCTTTTCCTTCTGCATGTGAATATTGATTTGTAGCTCGTGTAGAATTACCTTCAGCATGTGAATAAGATCCTGATGCTATAGTTTGATGGCCTTCAGCATGTGAAAAATTTCCTGATGCTGATGTTAATCTTCCTTCGGCGTGTGAATAGCCTCCTATAGCTTTGGCATCAATTCCTTCAGCATGTGAACTCTCTCCAGAAGATATAGTAGTAGTTCCTTCAGCATGTGAGTATGGTCCTGATGCTATAGTTTGATTACCTTCAGCATGTGAATAAGTACCACTTGATGTTACACTATTCCCGTTTTGCAAACTTGAAGAAAGATAATTAAAAGTAAATGAAGAAGTTGCTGCTAATACACTACCACTATTATATTGTATTTGTGTATTTGAACCTCCAGGTTGAGATACACTCATAGTCACGCCTAAAGAAGCAGATGCTAGATATGATAATTGCCCTGTAGTAGGATCATATGTTATTACATTAGCTCTTGAAGTATTAGGTAATCCCTTTAAAGAAGTTGAACCTGTAATTACTAGAGATCCTGTTACAATTATATCTATTGGGGTGACCCCATTTAAAGCATTTATTACTCTTAATAGATGTTCTGAACGAATTATTTGTCCAGATGCAATCCCTGATGTACTTATTGTAGCCATTTTGTATTATTATGTTTATAATAAATATTAGAGTTTAGTAGTTAAGTGTTTATTTTTCTTATTATATAAATGCTGTTACGATTTTAAGTAGGATGGCTACTATTGCTCCAGCATACCCACCATATCTACAATCTTCAAAAGAGAAGGGAGCATCTTTTTCAACAGATAAATACCATTCTCTTAAGTAATTTCCACTAAATGCCAATCCGTACCCTACAAAACACATTACTAAAGGTGATGTATTCCAAAATGTTCCCATAAAATAGAAATTAGTTTCTGTAATTCCTGTGAATAGTACTAATAGTATCATAATAGGAATCATAATTAGAATGCTATTATTAAAATGTTTGTTCCAATTTTCTTTATAGTATTTAGCTGTAAAAAATAATGGAATGTCAGTTAATGGTAATGCTACCATTCTTTTAAAGTCTTGATAAATTGTTGTTTTCATAATTGTTTAATTGATTTAATATACTGATTTTTATATATTTTTTAAAGTATTTGTTTTATAATTTAATGTGTTTTGTTCATCTGAATTAAAATCTGTCCCTAAAAATGTATGTGAACCATTTTCAACAATATCCCATATTTCATATTGTTTCCAATCTGCGTTTACCGAATAATTCCACAGTACATCCACTGAATATTTATCACTTCTTAAATTTCCCAATTCAACAAAAAGACCATCAAAATTTGTTGTTGATGCTTCTTCATATAATGTTCTGTAATGTTCGTATGAATCAAATTCATATTTTCTAAATATTGCCATAATATTATGCGTAAGCTGTTAATCCTATTGATACTAGGTATGTGTTATAATAATTTCTGAAATTTTGAACTTGTGTGTTATTTAATGATGCGCCTAACCAATAATTTGCTATTCCAGCATCACAGTAACCAGTAGAAATTCCCTGTAATATGTATTGATTTAAATTAGGCATACTATTAGAAGCTTGTGTAGCTGATAATGTTGATGATTTATTCATAATTCTAACAATATTTGAATCATCTCTATTAATTGATTTTAAACCATCACCACTCGTATTAAAAGCTGCACTTAAAGAGTTTGTACTATTTATTCTATGAGCCGTAACTTCCCCACCCAATGAAGTTCTCATGGCATTATTTTGTGTAGCACTAACACTGCCTTCAAAATACGTACCAGCAGTTGCTGGTGTTGAAACTACAAAAAATCTGCCAGCATTATTCAATGTGTAATTATAGTTAGATACTGACGGATTAAAATTAGTATTAAAAAAATCATCAATATTATCCCCTTTTATACCCATTGTGTTATAAATTAAACCATTGTTAAAACTACCAATACCTAGACTACCATAAGGATTTTTCCAATTAATTCTAGACCAATCAGTAAGTGTTGCATCATTATAAGCAAAATTAAAATACACGTCACTTACACCCCATACTCCGTCATTCTTCATTTCTGTGATTAATATATCACAATACCCTAATTGTGTTGGTGTTGGGATAGTAAACCCTTCAAATGAAGCTCTATTTATTATTTGTTGTAATTCAGAATTTATTGGAGTATATCCAGCATCATATAATGGGTAATTATAAGACGTTAGTGCCTGTGCTTCAGCTAAAGATAAAGTTCTGTCCCAACCTGTTAATTGTTTTAATCTTAATGTACTACCTGAATTCTGTCCCAACGTTAGGTATTTTAATAAACTTGGATTTGCAAATGTTGATAAAGCTACCTGTGAACCATCCATCCACAATCTTATAGTATTTCCAGAAATAGTTAATAAACTTTTAGTATACGCTGCATTTGCGTTATAAGGTAGAGGTCCTTGTATTGCAGTAACAGCTCCACTATTCTCTCTTTTGTAAAAAAGAGTTGAATTAATGCCACCACC